CTAGTTTTAAATCGTGTAAGAAAGATGGAATATATCGGAAGAGAGTATCATTTAAAGAAATTAGATGGTTATTAGAAAAGTACTATTTCTCTAACAGAATAGGGGGGGTCGTGTAAAGTGACCCTATAGTGTCCCTAGAAGCGTCTATAAGGCGTTTCAATTGATTTTACGTATGATACACTAAAATGATTAAATTGCGTCCACATCAAGAGCGCATTGTGACAAACATGACCGCTAATCCTAAAGGGCAAGTTATTGTCCCGACAGGTGGTGGTAAAACATTGTGCATGATTAAAGATGCACAACGTGAATTTAATAGTGGTAACAAATGGGGGTTTCTTCTTAAAACAGTTGAAAGAAAGACCATTGTAGTTGTATCACCTCGTATTCTATTAGCACAGCAACATTCTGATAGTTTTGAAGAGTTTTTAGGATTACATCCTATGCTTCAGCGTAAAGTATTACATGTACATAGTGGTGATACTTCTCATTATTCTACCACAAATCCTGATGCTATTAAGAAGTGGAGTGATGCCAACTTTAGATATAATAAGTTAATCTTTACCACATATCATTCACTGCATAGAATACAAGAGTCTGGTATAAATGTAGACACAGTATACTTTGATGAGGCACATAATAGCGTTCAAAGACATTTTTTCCCTGCTGTTGAGCATTTCTCTGGTGTGGACAATATGCGCTGCTATTTCTTCACTGCAACCCCAAAGTATAACAAAGATGTTTACTCTCCCAGTATGGATGATGAGGAGATTTATGGAGAAGAAATAGAGAGAATTAGTCCTCGTGAATTGATAGATAATGGTTATATTCTACCACCTAAGTTATTTGTTAAAGAACTAGAAATGACAGAGGCAGGTAGAACCCCAGTATCTAAAGAAGCAGTGCATTTAATAGAAACTATTGATGATTCTAACGTTGATAAGATTCTCATTTGTGCAAGAAGAACAGCACAAATTGTTAATTTACTAGATGAAACTGACTTCTGTAAAGAGTTAGCAAGTCGGGGCTATTCTTGGATGTATATAACATCTAAGACTGGTGCATATATTAACGGAAAGAAAGTAGGTAGAGAGGAATTCTTTGAAGTTCTTAACACTTGGGGTAAGGAAGATGACAAGAGGTTTGTTGTATTGCATCACAGTATTCTCTCTGAAGGTATTAACGTGCCAGGATTAGAGGCAGCATTGTTTATGCGTAACATGAATCATATTGCCATTAGTCAAACAATAGGGAGGGTAATTAGGACTGGAGATAGTGATAAGAAGTTTGGTCTAGTTGCCATCCCTGTTTATGATAGAGTGGGAATAAGTACAGCAAAGAAAGTAACAGCAATGGTGGAGAATATCTTAGCATAATGACTGATAAGAAAGAACTGAAATCTATTGCACGTTTCTATAAAGATTGTGAGCAAGGATTTGCAACCAATGATGGATACTATGCAGTCCCAATCATGGGGAGTAAGACTAAACTAATGGTCATACATGAAGGTGAATTGTTGAAAGAATGTAGGAACGAATCCTCTGCTCGAAATTATATCACACAGCATAAAAAGAGCAAAAGCAAGAAATAAGAAGGGGGGACGGTTAAAGTGACGCAGTAGTGTAGTTCACAGAGACCTTATGGCAACCCGCAGACGCTCAACCGCTATTAAATCAGCAAAAGCAGCATCAGCACCCGTCAAAAAGTCACCTTCTGTTATTACTCATGTCGCTAAATACTCAAAACCAATTGAGATCAAGAAAGTGACTGAAACTCCAACTGCCGCAAGGGTTCGTCCTGAACAACCTAACCTAACTTTGGCAGATTACACTGCTGATATTAAGGTTAGATGGGAAATCCATGTTTGGGAGACTCAAGAACTCTGGGCAGATATGAAGAAAGGTTATCAATTTGCTCAACCATTCGTCGTGAAAACTATTGATTATCTCAAAGATTCTTACGACAGAGCATTTAACGAAACCGAGGAACAGAAGGCAAACTGACCACTAAAACCCCTTCTAGGGGTTTTTTTATTCTATACTATGATTATGAAAAACACTCACATTGAACATCCTGAAGATTCCATCCTTAATGGTGATTTAAGTGTATTAGATTGGTTCACCTCCAATGGAACTATTTCAGCAAAGATTGATGGTGCTCCAGCAATAGTTTGGGGTCGTAATCCTGCTACAGGTAATTTCTTTGTAGGCACTAAATCTGTATTCAATAAAAAGTTAATTAAGATCAATGAATCACATGAGGACATTGATAAGAACCATAGTGGAAATGTAGCACATATATTACATGTATGCTTTGACAATCTTCCTGAGACTGATTACATCATTCAGGGTGATTTCATTGGTGTTGGTGGTAATATTGCATATAAACCTAATACTATCACATATTATTTTGATGAGGTAGTAACTCAAAACATTATAATTGCACCTCATACAGTATATAAAGCAGAGGAAGATCTAAGAGATTCTTTTGCATTTCCCTTAACAAAATCATTACCAAGTAATGAGGATGTGCTATTTGTGCAACCTGATGTAACAATAGCAGAGCATCTTGATGATATTCAAGATATGTGTAATTTCGCACGTCAAATGTCAACATTATGTGCATTTCCAAATGATAAGATAGTCAATAGGATTAAGAAGCAATTAAATTCATGTATTAGGGAAGGAATTGAGTTAGATGATATAACTTTAGAAGCACTTGCACATGATAACAATTGTGATGTAAGTGTTCTGCGTTTGTGGAAATTAGTGTGGTCAATTAAATTGGATATGTTTGCATTTATTGAGAGAGATGATGATATAGATTGTTATATCGAAGAGGAAGAATGTGGTCATGAAGGATACGTGCTTTCTAATGAGTTTGGAACATATAAAATAGTTAATAGGGAAGGATTTAGTAGAGCAAACTTTACCATTGCTAAGAGTTGGTAAGGGGGGACGGTTAAAGTGACACAGTAATGAGAGACAAAGCAGGCATTTATAAGTCCTGTTTTTGTCTCTCCCACTCATTCATTTAACGGAGGATTTATGCCAACTAAAGAAGTATCAGGTGAACAAGTCCTACCTGCTGATTTACTCTATCAACGTTCAATTCCTCAAATGGTATTAGAGTGGACGGATGAGTTAGTAACAAGATTGCAGAAGGATTACGATCGTCAGTATAAGAACAGTTCACAACCTTGCAAGTTCAGTATAACAACAGGGCGTAAGTATCATAAGATTCTTGATAGAAAAGGATCTGTACATGCCTTTGTTAATAAAGAAACAGGCGAGGTATTTAAACCTGCTAGTTGGAATGCACCTGCTAAACATGTTCGCTATGACTTAAGAAGAATTAAGCAACGTAGAGAATGCTTTGCTAATGCTGATTGGTCAGGCAGTTACTTATACTTAAGAGGTTAAGATGAAAATCTTTTTACTTGCTGTAATTGCAGTTCTTCTTTATCATTCACCGGGTGCAAGAAATGCAACTGGTAATATATTAAGGAAGACTGCAGACATTGTTGACACTCAAATCCAAACAAATGACAATCCTGAGTATTTCCAAGTTCCCAACCCATTTCACACTAATTGAGGTGTAATATGGGTTGGTTATTTTTTATCTTTTGTTGTACATTCCTTGGTCTAATGTTCACTTTAGCATTTCCACATTTAGGAGGTTAATTATGCTTTGGGAAATCAAACTTTACGTTGCTGGTAAAGTATTTGAAGAGAAAGTTCAAGCAGTTGATAGAAACAATGCTATCGATACTGCAAAGGCACGTAATCCCCATGCCAAGGTAATTGGCGCAAACCCAGTATACAAATGAAAACACTATTCACACCACCAATGAAATACTTTAGTAACGTCAATCGTTATACTAGAGCAGGAAACAATGGCAAAGAGATTCTCTGCCCTGAATGTAGAGAATGGGGTACTGTTTATCATTTTGCATGGAGTGCATTAGGTTGTACTCATTGTAATGAAATGGTAAATAAAGAGGACTGGTTAGTTGAGAAAAATGTCTAAGGATAAAGAACCTAAAGTAATACCTGTCTTTGACGGTTGTTATAACTATGACCGCCTAAAGAAGGAAAACTTGGTTGATAACGAAGAAAAGGAAGATAAGAAAGAATTTACACCTGAAAACGACCCATATGGAGGATATTAAATGAACATCATCGACAACATTCGCACATTCTTTGTTAATATCTTAGAATGGATTAGAGGGGCATTTAATGTAACCCCAACAGATATTGTAGACCCTGAAGTATTATTTCTTGAGAAATTAGAT